CAACCGACCAGACCCCGCAGCGGACAGGCACTTCTATAACGCCGCCAGAGAGGTCTTTCCAAAGTTTGAGGCTACGGGTCAGCACACCTTTAATTTTCGCCTTGGCGGCACTTGTGGCGTGAAACGCGAATACTTTGACATGGGCAACCTAGAGATGCTGCGCCGTTTTAACGGCAAATTGCCTTGGATTCAAACATGAGCAGATTTAATCTTGCCCACTTTTATGAGTTTTGTAAGACCCTTCAAATTGAAACCAAGGAGAAGGGATTGGTTCGCATGGATCAGCTGCTTGGCACGCAGACCTATGTGATGGACGAAATTGCCAAAGGTCTTGAAGAAGGCATCCACTTTTTTGTAGTTTTAAAAGGACGACAACTTGGAATCACAACAATCTCCCTCGCACTTGACCTCTACTGGCACTTCCTCAATCCAGGACTTCAAGGCACGCTTACAACAGATACGGAAGAGAACAGAGATATGTTCCGATCCACCCTTGCCATGTATATGGACGGTCTCCCCAAGAAGTATAAAGTCCCGATCCTTACTCACAACCGAAATGCTCTTGCCCTCAAGAACCGCAGCCGTCTCTTTTATCAAGTCGCTGGGCTTAGAGCCAAAGGAAGTCTGGGTCGCGGTAAGGGTATTACCTTCCTCCACGGAACTGAAACATCATCGTGGGGTGATGAAGAAGGACTTGCTTCTCTCCTTGCTTCGCTAGCGGAAACCAACCCAGACCGCCTGTACATCTTTGAATCGACTGCCCGTGGCTTCAATATGTTCCACGATATGTATGTCACCGCCAAACGCTCCCGTACCCAGAAGGCCATCTTCTGTGGCTGGTGGCGTAACGAGCTTTACATGGCTGATCCTGACAGTAGCGTGTACAAAACCTACTGGGACGGCAAACTGACGGGTGAAGAGAAGGAATGGGTCAGGGATATCAAGAAACTGTACAACTTTGAAATCAATAGCCGTCAGATTGCTTGGTGGCGTTGGAAGATGACCGAGGGCATGAAAGATGATAGCCTGATGTATCAGGAGTTCCCGCCTACCGAGGACTACGCCTTTGTGATGACGGGTACATCGTTCTTCTCTAATTCAAGGTGTACAGATGCCGTTAAAAAACTTAAGAAGCGTTCTTTTGATTCTTACCGCTATAGCTTTGGAGTCAATTTCCAAGATACGGAAGTTCTCAAATCTACAGAAAGGCTGGCCACGCTCAAGGTTTGGGAAGAGCCTGTGGATACTGCTTATTATGTTATCGGTGCTGATCCCGCTTACGGAAGCTCTGATTGGGCTGACCGTTTTTGTATTCAAGTATTTCGGTGCTACGCAGACGGATTGGAACAAGTGGCTTCATTTGCAACTTCCGAGCTCAACACTTATCAGTTCGCTTGGATCATTGCTCACCTAGCGGGCGCGTACAAAAACTCCACCTTGAACCTTGAAATCAATGGTCCAGGACAAGCCGTCATCAACGAGTTGCGTAACCTTAAGCGTCAGGCAGCTTCCATGGGTACGGCTTTAGGCAAAGACCTCTTGGATGTGTACGGCAATATGCAAAACTACATTTGGCGTAGAAACGATACCTTGGGTGGCGTGTCCAACTCGATTGGCTGGATGACTACTGCCGCGACTAAAGAGCGGATGCTTACTTACATGAAGGATTATTTTGAGCGCGGCATGATGGACATCTGGGACATGGAGACCATTGAAGAGATGAAGACCACCATTCGTGATGGCGGGTCAATCGAAGCGTCTGGTCGCAACAAAGATGACCGCGTGATTGCCTCTGCCTTGGCTTGCGCTGCCTTTGCCGAGCAAGTCCAGCCACGCCTGATCGCGCAAAAGATTACCCGCACAATCTCCAAATCTCAAGACGACTTTACGCCAGAACAGTTGACAGTAGGGCGTAATGTGTCGGACTATCTCAAAAGGATAGGAGTGTATGGAAAATAAACGGGTTTACCCTAAATCCGAGCTTAAGCGGATCATTAAACGGTTCTTCCAAGACAAGAATCGGGGTATCTCTATCGCTTTATTTGCCGAGCTTGCTGGCGTTTCCCACTTGTATTTGCGCGATATATTTCTATATGAAACAGAACCGCTAAGTGAAACGGTGCAGCGCAGAGTGGACAAGGCTTACAAGGCATGGGTGAAAGGCGAAGTTGCCATCATGCAAAACCGCGATACCAGCAAATTTGTGCAATATCGCAAGGAAGCCAAGCCTGTAATGCAACGCACTACGGGTCTGCAGCTGGTAAATGGGCAATTTAAAGTCAGCGTAGGAGTCAAGCCTAAGTATGACTATTCTGGTTTAACACTTGACGAACAGTTGGAAAGGGGATAGAAATGGCAGTAGTAAACGATTACAAGTGTCCAAAGCACGGATACTTTGAAAGCCGCAAGGCTCAATGTCCAATGAAGGATTGTCATGAAGAAGTATTTGTTGTCTTTTTGCAAGCACCTAATTTCATTAGTGAAAAAACCAAGTTCACCGATAAATCCACCAAGCAGCTTGCCATCGAGTTCGATATGTCCGATATCAAAACCACAAGAGAAGGCGAGAACCAAAGCGGCTACCTTACCCGTAAAAACAAATTTAGCGAAAAAGAATACGAGCAAGCCGAAAAGTACGCCACCCGCAAAAAAGGCGTCAACAAAGACAAGCTCAGTAAGCCACTTCCCGTTGTCGAAAAGCCAAAAGAAGCGCGTCCAGGAGATGCAGCGGTCTGGGGCGGCGGATTCCAAGGAATGAATTTGCAATCTGTTTTAGCGGGTCGTTTTGCTAAACCTGTGCGAGATGAAGCGGTGGGCTTGACACCAAGCCAAGCTGGTATTAAAACAGGACCTGTGACTGATCCTAGGGCTACAATGAGAGATCCCGACAACTTACAGATCAAAAAATGAGAATACCTACAGGCGAGAGTAGAGAAGATTTTTATCTAGATATCATTCAGAAATGTTTGGTATCGCGGGAAGAAAGACGGGGAGACTATACGACTCTCCGTTCTTTTTATCTATTTGGCAACGATCCTGAGTCCCCACCAGCGTATTTCAACAAAATTCACCCGCACTTAGATCAGCTGACCAGCTTTTTGTATTCAGCTGAAACCACTAGATTTTCAATCGCGTTAGGCGCATCCGTTCACCCAGCAGAGCATCGTAAAAGCCCGTCATTGACCCAAGCACTCAATGATGAATGGCTCAATTCCAATGCCGACCAAGTCTTTTCCACGGCATTAACATGGTCTTTGGTGTACAACACCACCTTTATCAAGCTGGTTTACAAGAACGGTATTCACCCTTACATGATTGAACCTTCGGCAATCGGCGTATTGCGCGAAGATACCCCTTATACAGACAGGCAAGAAGCCCTAGTTCAAACCTACTACATTACGAAATCGGAACTCTACGCCCGTCTGTATAGCCATCCAAAGCGTGATTCTATTGTTTCGCGCGTTACCACAGGCACAAGAGTGTCTGAATCGGACATTCCAGAAGCGGTAAATCGCATTGTGATGAGCCAAACCAACCCAACCATCTACGGTAATGTGAATTTAGACCTCTACGGCATGAACCGTTATAAGTCGCGCGTAGCTGAAGATACGGTGGAAATGACCGAGTTGTGGGTTTGGAATGACGATACTGAGGACTATCAGGTGGTCACCATGGCCGCGCCCAATGTGATTATTTACGACCGACCTGGCTCATCTGTGTTTTTGAAGGGCGAATGTCCGTTTATTCAAATTTGTCCTAACCCTTTATACGATTATTACTGGGGTGCGTCCGAATGCCAGCAACTCATTTTGCTCCAGCAGCTGCGCAACACTCGCATGACCGAGATTTTGGACTTGTTGTCTAAGCAAGTTGCTCCACCGACCGCATTTACAGGCTTCTCAGGCATTACAGACGAAAAATACTTTGCTATGCAGCGTGCTGGCTCAATGATTGCCACCGATATGCCAGGAGCAAAGGTGGATCGCCTCGCGCCCGAGATGCCACCTGATTTATTTGAGGTCATTCACGAAATTGACGCCATGTTCTCGGAAGTGTCAGGCATTTCCAATGTATTGAGCGGAAAAGGCGAGTCTGGTGTCCGCTCTACAGGCCATGCCAGCCAATTAGCAAGACTAGGCAGCTCACGCGCGAAAAAACGCGCTTTAATTGTAGAAGATAGCTTGGAAAAGGTTGCAACTCTGTATTTGAAGATGATGCAAGCCTATGACAACACGCATTTTAGAGATACAGATGATGTGCCGTTTATTGCCGAGCAATTTACTAAAGATTTTGTGGTCAAAGTCGATGCGCACAGTAATAGCCCCATCTTTACAGAAGATTTAAAACAACTTGCATTTAATTTATTTAAAGCGCAAGCTATCGATAAAGAAACTTTGATAGACTTAGTTGAACCACCAATGAAGCAGTTAATCAAAGACAAGTTGAAAAAACGGGAAAAGGAACAGGCCGCTAACCCGCAGCCAGGGCCAGCTCCTAAGGAAAAGAAAGAACCGAAAGGCGAGTAATGGCACAAGGTAATGTACAACCCAAGGCAGATCAGCCAAGAGTGACTACCGAATCCCTCAAGCGTAGTGAGGGCAGCCCAAATTTGCAGTATCGTGTTCAAGGAATTAAAAGTTTTGACAGAAGTCCAAAACAACGCAATTATGGTCGT